TGGTCACTTCATCTTCGCTCATCAATTGGTCAGTCACTCGTCGAAATCGGGGAAAGCGATCAGAATACATAATCATCACATCATCATCCAAAACTTTCATTTGCAAATCAGAAACAAACACTTCAAAAGATTGATTCACACAAGTGAAAGTAAGTTTTTCACTTCCTTTCATCCATTCACACGCATGAGCATTTGTCACAACACATTGACCGCCAACAGAAAAAGCGTTCATCACACCACCATTCTCCTTCTTCATAAGGAGAGTATTGTACATCAGGCGGTGACGAACGAGAGACCAAGCATTCATGTCATAAGGCATTTCAGGGATGGCTAAATTCGGTTCTCTCAGCAAATCATTATCAACACGCGGCTCCTTATTCACAGACAACAATGAACTGTAAGTGGGTAATGAAACAACATTCTTGTCCACTGTTCGCGACACAGCTTTGTTCAACTCCTCGTAAGAAGATTGGAGAATAACATCAGCACAGACGGCTTCATAAAACTCACGATCTTCAGGAGACATATGCTTCTTGACTGCATTGCGGAATGTGGCCTTAATTTCCTCATCGGAATACAAAATGCCCCTAGTCATAACAACACAAGCAATAGGATGTTTAAAAATCTCACACACATCAGGATCATTTGGTCGATCATCACACAAATGGCGCACTTGAAAGAAAAATTCCTTGTGATCACAATGCGCGAGCATCATCATCTTCTTCACGATAGGAACCTTGCGAGATTCCCACAGTTGGTCAATGTATTTCTTCATTTGATCACCATACAGAGCCATCAACATTGTTTGCCATTTCCTGCCAAACCAGTCGGCAAGTCCTTCCTCTTCTGCCAAAGCCTCTCGGCGAATTTGGTTATTCACAACATCCTTTCCAGAATATCCTTCCCGCCGAATAGTATTAGCGGGTCCACGCTCTCCATAGGATCGACTCTCTTCGACTATTTCCTTTTCCTCTTGCTCTTTGGCAACGCCGCAAAACCACCGGGCGATTACTCCACCGATGGTCATTACAGCAGCACCAACGGTGAAATATTGGAAATATCTCTTAAGTTTCTGGCGC